TGGAGACGATAGAGTACTTGTTCTTGATCACCAAGGATCTATTTCAGACGGTTCTATTATGGACTTTTTGGAGTATATGTGTCTTAGTGGGGCTAAATACCTCTTTGTCGATCACATTACTATTCTTGCGTCTGAAGGTGCAGAGGGCCTTACAGGCAATGAGGCTATAGATAAGATAATGAATGATCTGTTACGTCTTGTTAAGAAACATAACGTATGGATTGGTCTTATTAGTCATTTACGAAAGACTGATAACAAAGGAAAAAGCTTTGAAGAAGGTAAGCTACCCTCTATGGATGATATCCGGGGGTCTGGCTCTATCAAACAAATCAGTATGGACATTATTGCCTTTGCCCGTAACGTGGGGAGTGATGATGATGTCGAAAGAAACACAATCAAAACAAAAGTTCTTAAGTGCCGTTATACAGGTCTCACTGGCCCCTCCGGAGCTTTGCTTTATGACTTCCCTACTGGCAGGCTAGCCAAAGGTCCAGACTTTGAAGAGCAAGCCGAAAGACAAAACACTAGCCAATTTATGAGGGTTTAGATGACGGAAGAAGAAGCAGTACTACTGAGTATTATCCTCAACATGGCTATAGATGGTAAGGCAGATCTTAATAAGATCCCGCCCTCCCTTCGATGCTTTGTTGAGGGTGCATTAGAAGAATATTACGAAGATACAGAAGAGAATGATAAAGTATATCACTATGCACTTGAAACACTAAACCCACATTTTAAAAGGACACTACACTAATGGAAATTAAACCTGAGCTTGCTAGCGCTTTGAAACACTATGAAAACTTTATTAAGGTTGTTATTAAGAGCAAGGATCACCTTAACGTATATCTGGCTGCAACTGAGACCTGGTCTGAAGAAGAACTGCTATTTATGCAAGACTATTGGGATGTTGATCACAATATTGATCACGCAGAGGAAATGTATCAAGATCTTCCCGTTGTAGACAGTTGTTCAAACGGTTGTGATTGTGAATGTGAAGACTGTGACGAGTACACATGCAATTGTGATTGTGACGATGAAGAAGAAACTAAAGAATCTTCTCACTCATTTAAAGGTTATGAATCTTAATAAAGGAAATAAATAAAATGAACGCTTACGAATCATTCATCCACTTGTCACGCTACTCACGTTATCTAGAGGCCGAAGGTCGTCGTGAAACTTGGGAAGAGACTGTAGACCGATTGATTGGTTTTTGGAAAAAGCAAGTTAGTAATAATGTTATTACTGATAACGAGTTTCAACAAATGTCAACCGCCGTTTATAACCGTGAGGTAATGCCTAGCATGAGAGCTATGTGGGCAGCTGGTGACGCTCTTGCACAAAACCCGTTCCGTGGTTATAACTGTAGTTTTGCTGCAGTAGACCATATCCGTGTATTTGACGAAATCCTATATATCCTGATGTCAGGAACTGGTGTCGGCTTTTCTGCTGAGGCCCAATATGTAAACAAACTACCTATCATTAACGACACCTTCTCACAAAGTGAACGTACCATCTCGATTGAAGACAGCGCTGAAGGCTGGGCCAAGGCCCTCCGTAAACTTATTGCTGAACTATATCTTGGTAACACACATGCGTGGGACTTCTCTAAGATTCGCCCTGAAGGTGCTCGTCTTAAAACTATGGGGGGTCGGGCCTCCGGCCCTGCCCCTTTACAAGACTTAATGAGCTTTGTTACTGCCACGTTTAAGGCAGCAGCTGGACGTAAGCTTCGTCCAATCGAAGTACATGACATTGTATGTAAGATTGCTGAAGTAGTTGTAGTTGGCGGTGTACGCCGCTCTGCCCTTATCTCACTCTCTGATCTTGGTGATCCCGAAGTACGGGATGCTAAGTCCGGTCGTTGGTGGGAAACCGCTGCACACCGTGCTTTAGCCAATAACTCTGCCGCCTATGAACAAAAGCCCTCTATGGCTGTGTTTATGGACGAGTGGATTGCTCTTATGAAGTCAGGCTCTGGTGAGCGTGGCATCTTTAACCGAGCTGGAGCTAAAGCACTTGCCCCTGAACGCCGTAATTCAGAACCTCTAGTTGGAACTAATCCTTGCGCAGAAATTCAACTACGCTCTGGGCAACTATGCAACCTGTCAGAGGTTGTATGTCGTGTAGAAGATACAGAAGAAGATCTTAAGCGTAAGATTGGTCTGGCAACTATTCTTGGTACGCTACAAGCCTCTCTCACTGAATTCAAATATGTCCGTAAAGTATGGCAAAAGAATTGTGAAGAAGAGCGGTTGTTAGGCGTATCTTTGACTGGTATCCAAGACTGTAAGATCCTACGTAATCCTGACCCTAAGATGCTAGAAAGGCTCAAGGCACATGCCCAAGAAGTTAATATTGAATACGCCAAAAAGCTCAACATCAACCCAGCTACCGCTATTACTACAATTAAGCCTTCTGGCACGGTCTCTCAGCTTGTTGACTCTAGCTCTGGTATTCATGGGCGCTTTAGCCCCTATTACATTCGAACTGTAAGACAGGCTAATAACGATCCCTTAACTTCTTTCCTGAAGGACGCAGGGGTGCCTAATGAACCAGACTTGATGAACCCTGAGAAGACCACTATCTTTTCTTTCCCGATCAAGTCTCCAGAAGGTGCTACACTAGCTAACGAACAGACAGCCATTGAACAACTAGAAAACTGGCTGCTATTCCAGAAACACTGGTCAGAACACTCGGTAAGTGTTACTGTTTATGTTAAGGAGCATGAGTGGATGGAAGTAGGTAACTGGTGTTATCAGAATTTTGACTATATTACTGGTGTTAGCTTCTTGCCTTATGCTGAACATACTTATGCACAAGCGCCTTATCAGCCTTGTAGTAAAGTTGAGTTTCTTGCAGCAATAGCGGCTATGCCAAAGGTTGACTTCTCTAAGTTGACTGACTACGAGTCAGAAGATAATACAGAGGGTGCTCAGACACTGGCTTGTACAGGTGGTGCTTGCGAGATTTTATAAGTTCCCCTTGTATAAAACACTGTAACATTAAAGAGGCCTCCTGCACTGGTTGTGGGAGGTCTATTGATGACATCCGAATGTGGTTAACTTATTCAGAAGAGAAGAGAGTTAGTATTATGAGAGAAATCTTAAAAAGTAAGGAGAAAAGAAATGAGTAGTAAACCATCTAACCCTTGGGCCTATCTATTTGGGTTTCTTGTAGGAATAGCCGCCAAAGGGGCCTTCTGGGTACTCTCAGTTTATTTTGCCATTATGATACTTCGCTATATGGCATGGCTTTAATATGGGTAATGTAATAGAGTTTAATAAGACACTGGAATCTAAAGAGGGCTTAAAGGAAACAGCAGAAGAAGAGTATCTCTTTGATACGCTAGACTCTCTTTTAGATCATGTAGAAGATGTGGCAGATCATGGAATAGTGATTATTGTCAAGAATAATAGGTTACTATCTGGGTCTACTCAAATGCATAGCGCACAGGTAAGAGAAATGCTTGACCTTGCCATAAAAGACCTGGAAGTATTAGATCAAGAAAGAGGACCAAATAAAGATGATTAACTGGATTAAACAGAATTGGATTGTCAGGTATATTAACTACTTGAAAACCTGGCGTCAACACCGTGAAACTATTAAACAACTTAATAGGTTGACGAATAAAGAACTCAGGGATATTGGCATTACTCGTGCTGATATCGATAGGCTAGTATGGCAAGAAGAAGATAAAACAATGAGAGGTCGTGGGAAATGAGTGAAGCTAAAATTGAAGTACAAGTTGAAGACCTAGTAGAAAACGCATTCGATGAGTTTATCTCTGAATACGAGCTAGACTCAGAAGGTTCTATTAACGATATGTTCTATGAACTATTCCTTGCTGGTTTTGAAGCAGCTATTGAAATAATGGGGGATGATGAAGAGGAAGAATAATGTACTTAGTCATCGGAAGAAAGAATTGCTCTTACTGTAACTTGGCAAAGGAACTCCTTGAATCCCGAAACATTAGTTATGTCTATAAAGATATAACAACCGGAGATAACGTTGAAGATACTGTATGGAAAAACTTTCTGGTGAATGAACTGGAAGTTAGAACACTACCTCAAATCTTTAACTTAACC